GGAGGCTGACTTCGCTCAGCTAGAGTTTCGTGTCGCCGCATTCTTATCTCAAGATACTACAGCCATGAAAGAGATAGACACAGGCTTTGATGTACACAGCTATACCGCTAAGGTTATCTCAGAGGCCGGTCAGCCTACGTCTAGACAAGATGCTAAGGCACACACCTTCGCCCCTCTCTTCGGGGCTACAGGGTATGGTAGAAGCCCTGCTGAGGCCGAGTACTACACACACTTCATTAAGAAGTACAAAGGTATAGCGGCATGGCACAAGAAGCTAGGCGATGAGGCCATACGATTTCAGAAGATTACTAACGTTGGTGGTAGGCAGTATGCTTTCCCTAACACAGAGAGAAGACCCAATGGTATGCCAACTAACTTCACCATGATAAAGAACTATCCGGTGCAAGGGTTTGCCACTGGTGATTGTGTACCTGTAGTACTACTAGAGTTAGAGGATAGGCTAATGTCTATGCGATCTAAGGTAGTCAACAGTGTGCATGATTCAATGGTGATAGACATACACCCATACGAGAAGGATCAGGTGATAGAGACCATCAACACCCTGAACATGGATCTGAATGAGATCATCTATAAGTATTATAAGGTTAAGATGAATGTACCCTTATTATTAGAAGCTAAGATAGGCCCGAATTGGCTTGACACAAAGGACGTTTGACGCTATAACTTAGCATCCCAGAAACCCTCATACATAAAGGAAAAGATATGAGCACAGAGTTACAAACACTAAACATAGAAGGCATGTCATTATCGGAAGCTATGGGCATGTCTCCCTCAACAGGCGGATCACAATCCACACTGGCACGGATTAAGCAGATACACTCAGCAATTACAGTGGAAGATTCGGAAGGCGACGAGAAGATTGTTGTACCTATTGGATCTTATCAGGTAACAATGCCTGATGGTGAAGTTGTATACAGCAAGACACTTACAATGAGATTATTCTCTCAGCGTATGCAATGGCAACGATGGGATGCAGGTGCAAACACTATGCATAAGACATTACTTTCGGGAAATCTGAATGTAGACTTGAAGGACACATCAGGTAGACATAATTGTGGTAGGCCATCAGGTTACATCAAAGACTTTAAAGCTTTACCAGAAGAAACGAAGTCAGTAATACGTGACGTGAAGCGTACAAAAGTTATGCTAGGTATGGTAAAGCTAGACAAACCTATAGATGAATTAGGCAATGTAGTGAAGGGTCACGATGAAGAGATTCCATTCGTAATGGACTCAAGGAATACTGAGTCAAACAAAGCTATTGACTCCGCCTTATCTCAGATCATGGCTAAGAAACTTACACCTGTAGAGCACACACTTAATCTAGGTAGTGCTAAGCGTGACATGAATAGTGGTGGCAAGTATGCTGTTATTGTTCCTTCGTTAGGTATAAAAGTTCCTTATCAACCAGAGGATAGTCACACACTAAAGTCTTTCCTTGATTGGATTACTAATACTAACACATGGGTAGAAAGTAAGCATGATGAAATAGTTAATTCATCTATGTCTTCTGAAGATGCAGAGTTAGTAGGATCTATCGTAGAAGTTAAAGAGTTTGAGGGATGATCCATCCTGCTGAGTTATCAGTACACTCTTTCTTACGTTCTGCTATAGAGGGTAAGGCATCTATGAGTGATGAAATAATAGAGCAGGTAGCCGCTGATGTGGTTGCCTCTTTACATAAACAGTTCAATGGTGGGCCTCGTGACGAGTTTCGTTTACGTATGTCTAACATAGGAAGGCCTAGATGTCAGTTATGGTTTTCTAAGAATGATCCAGAGACTGAAGAAAACAAACCAACATCCTTCATGCTTAACATGTTGATGGGTGATTGGTCAGAGGCTATCTTTAAAGGGATACTACGTGCCTCTAAGGTAGACTTTAAAGACAACGACAACGTAACCTTAGATCTAGGTGATGTCTCTATCAAGGGTGAGTATGACATGATCCTAGACGACAAAGTAGATGACGTTAAATCTACTACACCTTGGGGTTATGATAATAAGTTTACTGACTATAACACACTAAAGAATGCTGATGACTTTGGCTACGTAGCTCAGCTTGTAGGCTATGCAAAAGCATCAGGTAAAGAGGTAGGTGGTTGGTGGGTTATCAACAAAGTCAATGGTCAGTTCAAGTACGTACCTGCAGAAGAAGCAGATAGTGAAACAGTATTAGAAACTATAAAGGGTACGGTAGACTATATAAATAATGATGAGCCGTTTGCTAGATGCTTTGAACCAGAGGAAGAAACATACCGTAGAAAACCTAGTGGTAATATGAAGCTAAACAAAACTTGTAACTGGTGTGATCATAAAAAGAAATGTTGGCCAGATCTACAAGAAAGAGAATCTCTGGTAAGTCAAGCCGCCATAAAACCTGTCGTTAATTATACATATATAAAGGAAGAGATACAATGACAACTGTTACTTTAGACGAAGTAGAATATACTATTGAAGACTTTACAGATGAAGCAAAGAACGTGCTTAATCTTGTACAACATTTACAGAGAGCCACAGAAGGGCATCAGTTAAATGCACAGTGTACAGATGCTATGCTTAAGGTTAAGATAGCTGAACTCAAACAGTTATTGACTGGTGAGGAAGCACCGTCTGATGGCTAAGTTTGCAAAGGGCTACAGACGTAGGCACAATGCTAGTAAATATAAGTCCGGCCTTGAGGAAGAGGCCGTTCTTTTTCTCAAGACTAGACAAAAGAAAGTACGTTACGAGAAGCTAAAGATAGAGTGGGAAGACCTACGGTATCGTACATACACACCAGACTTTGAGCTAGACAATGGTATCATAATAGAAACCAAAGGAAAGTTTGATCCTGATGATAGGCGCAAGCATCTTGAAATAAAAAGACAACACCCAGAGCTAGACATACGCTTTGTATTTAGTAATGCTAAAGCTAAGATAAACAAGGGTGCTAAGCAGAGAAACTTTGAGTGGTGCGAGAAGAACAACTTTAAGTGGGCACATAGAATTATCCCAGAAGAATGGTTGCAAGAGAAAGGTCAATGTACTAAGTTAGATCGTATAGTCCTTAAGACAGAAAGAAGAAAGTAACATGCCCTACACATTAGAAGACGATGAGATTGCTGTGATAATAAGACCTGCATCCTCTAAAGATATTGAAGACTGGAATGGCAACGTAAGCACAGGCATAGTAGTAGGTGATAACTTTGCACTACCACAACACATACTAAGAGATCTTATCCATGTAGCTAGTATGTTTACTTCAGCAGTAGATGTCATGAACTATGATGATTATGTTTATGATACAGTCATGGATCACAGGCAACAGATTCTTATGGATGAGATTGAAAACCAAGACATAGAGGATAGTAGTACAGGTGAAATAATAAACTTTAATGAGTTCACTAAAACAAAGGGTAATGCATAATGGCTAAATGGAAAGACTTCCCTGTAACAAAAGATCAAGAAGTATTTGATCCAGTAAAACGTCCTGCACACTACAACCAAGGTGGTATAGAGTGTATTGACTACATTAGACAGGTGCTAGGCCTAGATGGATTCATTGCTTACTGTAAAGGCAACGTCACTAAGTATAACCACAGAGCTTCTTACAAAGGAAATCCTGTTGAGGATACACATAAGGCTCAGTGGTATATGAATCGTATGGTTGAGGCCATGAAGGAGAAGCATAAATGAGATGCTATCACTGTGAATCTGAGTTGATATGGGGTGGGGATGAAGATATGATTGACGAAGAAGAGTGGGCTATGGTTACAAACTTAAGTTGCCCTAGATGTCACTCAGATGTATTGGTGTACCTACCTTGCGAGGATAGAGACGATGACTCATAGAACATTTAGCATTACGTTCTCACTAAAGATAGACGAGGATAATAATATACTAGGATCACACGATGATTCTCACGCAGAAGACGTTTATGATTTGATTATAAATACATTCTATGATATCGACGATGTAACGATTAATAATTTAATAGTGAAGGAAAAGCTATAATGATGAACACTGATGAGTATACAGAGTTTGTAGAGGGTAAGATAATTACAGAAGGCAGAGATCGTTTCTTCGAAAACTTTATAGGCTTGACTGAAGAGCTAGGAGAAGTGGCTA